TAGCAGTCCATCCCGTCTCATTTGTAGTAAAACATTGAACATTATCAACTAATGCCTCAAATGTACCAGCACTCATCTCATTGGTAGTATTGATATCAACTGTAGCAATACCAGCAACTAATGCAGTTTTACCACGATAGATAAGATCTGCCTTTGGACTCTCTATGCAACTGTGAGCAAGACGATTAGTTCCACCCTTTACTGGGTGTACAATATCAAATAACTTACTCGTAGCAACAATAGATCCAGACCATGAGGCATATCCACCAATGGTCATATCACCACCAGTAGTAACATCACCCTCAAGATGACTAGTACCATCAACATGTAGATTAGACATTAAATCTGTATCATTACAGACATATAATTCTTTCTCTACCTGTAGTTCTTGTACTGTAGTAATACCAGGTCTGACTAATACATTTCCAGTGTAAACTCTAATATCACCATTAGTAATCTCTATATTAGTAGGACGGGATGGTATACCCTGTACATCAATAAATCCTGCAAATATACTAGGATCTTCCCAGTAATTAGTCTGATCACCAATTTTATATGGTTTGTTTGCTATATCTTCCTTAGCAGAACAATTGAATGAATTTGGATTAGATTCTGCCATAATTTACCTAAGTTTAAATTTAGAAGCAACATTCTTAAGTTCACCAACAATCTCTTCACCCTTAAGTAATCGCTTCTCTAGGTCTACATCCACTGCTTCACCAACCTTCTTAAGTACATTAGGTGTATTAGCAGCAGTAAGAAGATCTTGTTTCAAATCATCCATGTACATAGCAGTAGAATTAGAAAGATTCTTAATCTTCTGTTCTACTGACACATCTGGATGAGTAGGAATTGGACCTTTAGTAGGTAATGAAGCCAAGGCATCATTCGTAAAGTTACCAATAGTAGCAGCAGCACCTTTAGCAACACTTCCACTACCAATAACACTCTTAAGACCAGTAAGAGCAGTTCCACCTGGTTTGACACCTAATGCTGACGCAGCAGAAGATGTTAATGAATTTACACTACCAGTCAATACTTTATTACCCGTTCCACGAATGACATCCATAGCACCACCAACTCCAGGTAATTGACCACCCAAAAACTTAGCACCAGCACTAGCAATAGATGTAGAACCAGGAATTTTATCCAATCCACTAAGACCTAATGCAGTACCAACTGGATTATCTAATGCTTTTAAACCACCTTTAACTTGCCCTACTAGATCACCTGCACCAGAAGATTCTAACACTTTACCAAGTGGATCATCTAGTTTTCCCTTCAATAGATTAGATGCTTTTTGAAGTGGATCAATCAATCCTTCACTAGCTTCAACAACTGCTTTTTCAATAGATTCAATACCACCAGTTTGATCACTTATCCCCAAATCTTCAAGAGTAAATCCATATCCTTTTAATGCTCCACCAGGCACTCCATCAAAACTACCAGGAGCAGCACCTAATGCTGTAACTTGTGATTTAGGATCAAAAAGTTTTTCCTGTAAATCTTTAGGAACAAAACTATTCTTAAGAATTTTTTTACCCCAAGTTTCAGGACATAAATTACCCCTCTTAGCATGAACTTGAGCACTATTTCCTTTAATAAGAGTACGACCAGAACCTGATTTAAGATTAAGATTTCTATCCGCACTTATATCAATATCACGAGTAGCATGGAACATCATATCCTTTGCTTCAACCCTAACTCTTCCTCTAGGAGCAACTATAACAATATCACCTGTAGCTGCACATATTCTAATATCAATACTATTAGGATTATTCTTATCACCAGCATTTATCTCAATAGATTTATCACATGCTATCCTACCCAATCCTTGACCATGACCATGAGCAATTAAAAATACTTCACCATTATCATTATGTGAAACTATTTTAGTAGGTTCAGGACCATCTCTTCCCTGTTTTGGGCTGCCTGTTTCAATACGGAAATGTCCTCCCCGTGTATCTACCGTTCTTCTTGCCCAATTCTCAGCGTTTGCCATTTAATTACCTATACAATCTATTACAGTAAGAAGTTCTTGTTGAGCTTCTTCTGGTACATCACCAAATACAGGTCTAAGTACTGCACCTTGACCAGTTGAACTAAGAATTTTAAGTACGGGTGGAGTCTCAAATCTAAGGATATTTAGAACCCTAACAGCATTTACACCACCAGTTACAGGATCAACTACCAATTCAAAAATTGGTTTATCACTAACATTTTGTAATTGAACTTTTTGTGTGTCAGGTACAAGTTTTGTATATGGATCAGGAACTAAAGTTGGATCAACTGGAGCATCCTGAACATCACCACCACCTGTAGGAGATGGAAGTCCTGTTGGGAATACAAATACACTCTCATCCATTAAATCTCCTGGTGTATATCCAGAACCAGGATTTTCAACAAACACAGTGGTCAATCCAACATTTTGTGGAGGATCTTCTATAACTGGATAACCTTCACCCACACTATCCATAACAACAGCACCTATTGTACCATCCTCATTAAGTACAGCATGTCCATGAGCACCATGACCAATACCACACTTATCAGCAAAACTAATAGCAGGAGGAGATTTATAATTTCTACCAGGAACTTTTAAATTAACTCCCATTATACCAGCAGTTCTGCTAACAGAATCAGCAAGAGTGCTCAATCCTTTTGTATTATCAATAAATTTACCCATAACAACCTGACCTATAGCACCTAATCCACCTCCACCAAATATTTGAACAGTTGGATTACCACAATTCTGCTTACCACCTGTGCAGGATCCACCACCACTCAATTCATCAATTAAACCAGATACCCTACCAGCAGCACCAAGAGTCTTACTGACTCCAGGTGGAACAAGATTGCCAAATTTACTCTTAAGTTTACCAGTCAATCCACCTGTAAGACTATCTGCTAATCCACTAACTAAATTTCCACTAGAAAGACTTTGAGCAGTATCAATAATACCACCTAATCCACTTGCTATACCACCAATACCACTTGATGCACCCTGCATCTGACCTAACACATAATTAAATGGATCTGCACCCTTCTCTAAAGGACCACCAGCAATCTCAAATTTCTTAACTGGAGGACACTTATCCTTATTAGTTTGTCCACAGTCAAGGAAACCAGAAAAATCTTCCAATACAAATGCAGAACTTTTTAAGAAATCTGCAATATTAAGACCAGTATCTAAAAGATTATCCAATCCACTCAACGGACCTTTCATACCATCCGCAATTCCATTAACAATCTTATTAAGAAAACTTCCAACAAAATTTGCACCAACACAACCAGCAAGACCAAGACCAGAAGCAAGTAAATCCTTCAACATATCAGATACAGTGCCTCTCATTCCTTCCACAATTTTATTAGCAACACATGCTAAACCATTCTCTGCACTTTTTATATTAGAAACCTCTCCAACCTGAGAAGCAACCCCTGATGCATGAGCAGCAGCATATGACTGAGGGGAATTTCCCATCTGAGCAAATACTTTTCCAAAAGTCTCATTATATACTTTATCCAATCCAGATTGTAACTGTGGTTCCATCCACTCGTATGTTGCATCCATCATACGACCAACAAAACCATTAGCCATGGTCTCAACCTGATCTGCAACGGCATCAATTTCTGCCTCTAATGCCATTCCAGTCAAAGAAAGTTCCTCTACCCTCCTAGACATCTCTTCAACAGCTTGAGCCATCCTAGAGATACTATTAGGAGTACATGTATCAGGAGCAATTACTTTAGTACCAGCACCAGATTGATCTACATGTTGACCAGTTGTAGCACTAGAATTAGTTTCTTGTGAATCAGAATTTTGCTCACCTGATTGATCAGGAACACCAGTCTTCTCATCTTTAATTGTTTTTGGATTTATCTTAATTTCATCAGTAAATCCTGAAAATGGTGTAAATGGTTCTTTAAATTCTGCATCATCATCTACATGTCTTGGTCTTGCAAAATGCCCAAGAATAGCAGGTGTTTGTGCATCATCTCCATCCAAAAAGAACCCAAATACAACATCTCCCTGTTGCAATTGAGTAGATTTAAAATAATTACCAGCACCACTACCTTCAGTATTGGGTAATAAAGCAATTGCCCAAGGGAGATCTTCATTAGGGAGATCATCTGTAAATGGATGATATCCCATAATACGAACTTTATATCTATTACCCCATCCTTTACCCTCATCTGTCTGGTCAGCTTGATCTTTCCTAGGTGCAACTTGACCGATCCACCAACGGAATCCATCTCTACCTAAAAAATGCGATTTACCTAAAATAGCTTCTTCTAAACTCATTAGTCGTCGTATACTCTACATTCGAGTGAATCTGGATGATTATCACAATATACTTCAAGATTTTGATCTTGATGTCTGGTATGCCAATCATTAATCTTAGCATCACCTAGATTCTCTTCATTCTCTTCATGAGCATGAAAAGCATCATTGTGCATTTCTAAATCTTTTTCACTATATTCAATCATACCATGATTGACATGTTCTTTATGATCCTTAGGATCAATATAAACCTCGTGGTCGAGGTCATGATTAGGGACTTTAGTAGTCATAGTTTTTTCCTATTTAAGACCTGAAGTATCACGAATGACCTTCATGGCAGAGTAAGATCTATTACCAGAGACATAGTGACTTATCTCTTTGATAATATATAGACCACTTTGGGAATCGTCAACTGCATCTTCAGTACTGACTTGTGGGAACAAACACTTAACAATATCACCAGCACATAATGCAACATTAATCGGAACTGTCATAGTAATAATTTGAGTAAATATGGAAGTAAATCTAGATATAGTTTGAGATACATCTTCAGTCTGATCCATATTAATAGCTGTTGCTGCAACACCAACTGCTGATGGTTCTAAAGTACCAACAGAATAAACTCCCGAAACGATCCTGTGGCTCATTTCTGGGCTGGGAATTTTTTTCGGGTCTACTATCTCAGGAGGTTTGTTTTCCTCTGTACCTAATGTTGCTTGAGGTTTATCAGAAGCATTAAAAATAGATTCATTAGGCATTGTAAATTTCAAAGTGTTTGGATTAAAATAAATCCTATAAGTTGAATACTCACCTCTTGTTTGAGCACCAGTTATATTATTATTGTTCTCAACACCATATTCTAATATTTTAGAAAAAGAACTTTCAGGATTTTCTACACCTTCATTCTTTCTATCAAAAGCATATTCTTGTGCAAATTCTTCAGTTTGAGTAAGAGTTTCTACAGATCTAAACCTCATTCCCTTTCTAGTTTGCCATAAGAAAAATCCAGCACTTTTCTTATTAGCTCCTTCAGGGATTCCTCTAACACCTAACATAGGTGCTAAAGTAAAAGGTTTTCTCATATTACCTACAAAACTGTAAGTATTAATAGTCTTTTCAAGTTCCCCGTCTATCTCTTCACACTCAACTATATCTAAAAAATCTTTAATAATCTCATCAATTCGTTTTGCAGTATATTTTTTAATAATTCTCTTATTAAAATTAATAAGACCTTCTTTAGATATTAAATTAAGGATAAATGTTTCATCCTGCTTTTCTTGAACATAATCTTGTACACTATTAACATATAATGTAATTTCAAAAACACCTGGTGTTTCTTCTTTGTGTATTTCAAAAGGAGTAGTTAAATGTATCTCAACTTTCTCTCCACCTCTAATAGGAAGACCATTATACACACCCCTACCATTAATAGTCTGACCTGTATTAACTACTCTCATTGTAGCAGTTAAAGCAGGTGAATATAAATTCTCAAAATATTGAAATGCAGCAACACCCTGTTTCAAATCAACAGTCTTGCTACCATCCGCAGATGTAATTGTTATTTTTTCAAATCTTGATCCTTGGGTTGGTACTGCTGGAGCCGTCATGTATATGAACGATTGATTTGTTTAACTATTGACATAATATTTACCCCTGCAGTGTTTTGAGATACTTCCATAGGAGAAGCAACTATAATAGGAGCAATATTAGCAGCTTTAGCAATCTTATTTATTGGCATAGGAACAGAGATAATCTCACCCTCACTTGGATCTCTATTAATCATATCAGCAGTTTGTCTACCTAAAGACATTGATTGCATCCATTCAGTATTACCTTTCTTCAACCAATGCCTATTATCTGGATTGCCTCCCATGTAATCAAAGTGAACTGGATCAACATCCCCACGCCATCTCCACTTATACTTTGAACCATTTCTAATCATCCATTCCCACTCAGGAGTATCAGCAGCAATATCAATAGCCCAACCTTGAACATGAGGTGATTGATCTACTGGTGCTGGCATAAAGACATTAGGATCATTCGCATTTGCTATCAATCTTCTTTGATCATCAGGAGTCCTATAAGATGAAGTTACCATTGAAGCAAGATCAACACCATCTGCGGCTGCTGCTTTTGATACATCTTTAAAACCTGCTGCTGCATCAGGATTAAGAACAATTTTCTTACCATAATAATCTTCCCCTAAACCTGAAACCAATTTACCACCAGGAGTATTTCTCATAGATCCATCACCTGCTCCAGGTTTAGGATTTAATCTTTTGAATGTGGCAAATGCATTTTCTGCCTGAACTTGATTGATTGTAATCTTTTGATTTTCCGCATCATCCTTAGTGATAAGATCTGAAATTACAGGAACTGATGGAAACATCTTGTTAATAATACCACTAGCTTGTGTTGGTTTATCCCTAATCATACTAGGAGTAACACCAGCATCTTCTAACAACACTGCCAATATAGCATCCTGATTCTTTGAACTGAAAGGATCATCCATACTTAACCCAAGAATTTGTGCTCCTTTCTCTATTTGTTCTTTAGTCAATCCATATCTACCATATTCACCTTTCTCACCCAGTAATCCTTCAGTCTCTATCGCCTCTTTAAGAGGCATTGTTTGTAAATTTACATTAACATCACTCTGTCCAACACTATCATATCCACCACCTCTGCTATCACCCTGTGCAGTTCCAATCATATCTAAAATAGGATTCCAATTCACCTTTTCTGTTTGACCACCTGTTGCTGTTGGTTCAATAGGTTCTTGTGAACCCATCATTTGAGCACCAAATCTTCTTATAACTTCATCTTGAACTTTTTGTCTAGTAGAATCATCACCTGCATAATCCTTAACAGCCTTAATTACACCCTGTATACTCTCACCAAATATCTCTGCTTGACTACCAATAGTACCAGCAAGATCATTCCATTTATCCCTTACCTCACCATCAGAATCTAACCAATCCCCATCCCTCATTGCTTGAACAACTTCTCCAGCAAGTGCTCCTACATCTTCACCTATCGCTATAAGTCCCGTCAAAAGATCACTAACTGTTTTAAAGACAGCCTTAACCACTGGCATCAATTGTTCAATAAATGTAACGATCTTAGGAAAATGAGTAAGAAACCATCCAGTAAAAATAGATGCGAGAACAGTCATTATTCTCTGAAGGAATCCACCTTGAGATTTCTTAACTGCTGATTTAGGATCAGTACTATCTGCTTTTCTTCCACCCAACTCAAGGAATTTTTCTTTCGATAACTTTTTATTATCAGCTGCTAGTCTTTTATCAGCAATCTTTTTATCAATTACCTTCTTCTGAGCATCTGTTGCCATACTCTCAAGGGATTTTTGAAGACCCTTAGTAGTATCTTGAATTGCTAACAATCCAAAAGAAAATACATCAAGAGCCTCACTAATCGGAATTAACTTTTTCTTATTTACTTTATCGCTCATTAGTCTACTATTGCCTTAACTATAGATTGATTAGGATCCTTAACATTAGAAGTTACTAACTCTGGAATTTGAGAAGAATCTTCTCCACTAGAACCCTGTTGATCAGATTTCACTCCACCATTATCAGGCTCAAATGGAACAATAACAATCTTTACATTTTTCTCAGAATTAGCAAAAACAGTACTATTATCACCATTATTTGATGAAACAGTACTAATATTTCCAGTCACAGTACCACTACCTGAACTATTTTGACTAAATGGTAGGTCAGGCTTTACAAGGAAACTGTCTTTCTCTAAATCATGCTTATGTCTAAACTTCAATTTCTCATTAAATAATGGACCTTGCCACCCTGAACTATTCAATATGGGGTCACCACCTGGCCAATTCGTAGTTCGCATTGATTCTAACAACTTATACATTTCACCCCTAACACCATTAATTCTTGCTTCTTCCCGTTCATCTTCTGGTAGATTCTCTACACTTGCATCTTTCATCACACTTATAATCGTTTTTATTTCAGGAATAGCATGTTCTTCCATTGCTGCTATTTCATCTCCTCGTCTAGTTAAAACTAACTGTAATCCACTAATCTTCTTTTGAATTTCTATTTTTTGCTCAGGTTTAGCACTCTCTAATTGTGTTTGAAGACCTTCAATCTGTGCTTGTATTTGACTATACCTACCCCATAATTGATTTAAATCATTTAAATATCTTACATTCTGTTCACTGGGCTCGAATGCCGACAGAGCATAAAATATTGCCAACTCTTGAGTAGACAAATTCTCCAATCTATCCTTATGTAATCTTTTGTCTCTCCTATCTACTTCTCCAGCTTCTGTCATATTAATCCCCCATTGCATCCACCAAGGTCTTTCATAATTCATTTTTTGGAATGTTAAATTTTGCTCTTCAACTAATTTTTCAGATGCAGTTAATTCTGGTAACCCCTTTAGCTTTCTATCTAATTCAGATCTTCTCAATTCTTCATTTATTTCTTTTTTCTTTCCTTGATGCCAGAAGTAAGTTCCAACAGCAGCAATAATAGCACCAAATGCTAACCAAGTTATTGGATTACCTAAAGCAGCAATGACCATAGGAATATTAAACATTATACTAGTCACTAAACTAGTCAGAGCACCAGTAATAGCAGATATACCAATCTGTTGAGCAAGGAATAATCCTCCAATTACCATCAACCCTTTAGTCACATTCTCTTTAATCTCTTCTAACTTATCTAAATCTCCTGCTTTCCATGCTTCCATAGCATCGCCAAGTTTATCAATCAACCATCCACCAAATATAGCAGTTAATCCCTCAAACAATCTTTGGAAAATACCTTTTGCTTTCTTCTCTACACCCATTACTGGTTTGAGAATAGCATCCTCGGTTTGTCCAAGGAACTTACCCATATCTAATTTCTTATCCGCATCATTATCTCTTGCATCTGCTAAATTTTGATCAGCAAGGGCATCTGCTTGAATATCATTAAGAACCTCAAAAGCAGTAGTAATTGCTCTTAAGTTAGAATCAATGGTATTCAGTGATTTAGCAATACCCTTAAAAAGACCTTCAGATATACCATCTAACTTATCTACTCTCTTCTCTAATTTAATTAATCTTTCTAATGTTTTTCTCTGGAGACCAAAAGACTTCGACAGCTTACTATGAGTTGCAAACTTATCGACACCCGAATCCTTCTCACCAGGAGGTTTGGGCAAATTGTCTTTCATGTCAGCCATGTTTTCTTTGCTCTGCTTTTAAATTCTCCTCTTCGATATACTGTTTCAATAAACTAAGATAAATCTCCCGTTCCCACGGAATCATATTTTCAATATCACTTAAGCTATATTTATGATGCTGCATGAGAGCGAAGTTGATCTTGTAATAGGAAACAAGATCCTCATGCAACATCGCTAGTTGAAAAAAGCTGCTAATCCCTCCAAAGGTATTACATTTTCAACTTTAGTCTTTGGATTAACTACTTTTACTTCATGGTACAACTTAGGCATAGTTGCAAAGAATTTTTCAATTTCTTTAAACTGTGCTGATCCTAAACCTTCTAAGAATTCTTTCAATTCCTTCTTAGTACAATCCTTCTGAGTCCAAGTCTCTTCATCATTAAATATACATTCCACACAACTAACAATCAAATCAAATGATTGATCAAATGATTTATCAGTTACATTAAAATTCTCTTGTATAAACTGATCCAATGAAGGATATGTCATCCTCAATGATAGAGTTTCATCCAATTTAATATCCTTACTATGTTCAGGATTCTCTTTAATCTGAATCTCATCTAAATTGACTGTAGTTTCTACAACCGTTTCTTTATCATCAGGACAGGTTACCTTAATATCTACAGACTCACCGACTGATTTACCCCTAACATTAAGAAAAAGGTATTCAATATCAAATGTAGATAATTTATCAATCTTAGTTCCTCTAGTAAGAATACAATTACTTAAGACTTGTTTAACTGCTGTAGCAATCTCTTTAAGATCATTACTTTCCATCGCAATAACAAGAATTTTCTCTTCTTTTACAAGAAATGGTCTGTATTTAACTTTTCTTTTAGACGAAGGAATCACCAACTCATAAGTCGGTGCATTAATCTTTGGTAGTGGCATCAGTTTTTCCTTTAATTATACCACATATGTAAGCCATAGTGGATTTGAATGCATTGCCGTCTAACTCTTCAAACATAAACATATTCAAACGAAATGCATAGTTTGCCTCAGAGATGATAGCAGAGACCTGTGATTCAGTCACTGGCAGTGTATTTAGTGTAGCACGATAGTTATTTTTAAACTCCTTCTTATTCTCTATATCAGGAAATTCATAGAAGTCTAGACCACCATCATTTAACTTAAGAGCGTTTTGAGCAATATTTCTAAGGATCTGACCCCCAGAGAGATCACCCAGATATCTAGTATAATGATGACCCACAAGAAGTTCAGTCTGGTCATGTGCTACTTCACGGATACGATTAACATACTGTTGACATGCTTCAGTAGGATAGATTGTCTTTGCCCAATTATCACCATAGAAGTACTCACAGTCTTTTGCTAAATTACCATGCCGATAAAGTTCCTTGATGTTCAATGGTCCTACAATAGGATCATCTTTCAATCTTAGAACTTCCACTTCCATAGCATGATATATGAAATAGTAATTGGCAACAAGTTGCCTATACTTTTCTTTATTCACTACTCCACGAAGAAATGAGGATACAAATTTTGTATTCTCTGCTGCGGAATGAGACTGTTTAGTCCCTTCCTTCAATTGTTGTGCTAATCCCATTATGCAGTATTTGCGTTAATTTCTGAAAGTTCAGATTGTGTTCCTGCACCTATATTAGGGTAAACTTTACTTTCTGTCAAGTTGTTTGCTGTCTCCACTTTACCATCTTGTGCAGCAGTTACTGCAGGGAATAATGTTGGTGCAATACCATCAGGTTTTCTACGATCCATAGATGTAATCTTACCAAAGTAATATCTATCAAAAGCAAATGTTACCTGACATTCAAGAACACTATTACCATCATATTGAACAGGCATAGAAGAGACATTAACTGGCCAAGCATTAAGGAATGTATATTCTACATTTCTAAAATGATCTTTATTAAATTTCTGTATTCTTATAGTATCTACTTTATAGTTGTCTGGATATTTCATTCTATGGAAATATGCAAGATCAGACCTATCCCCACCATACCCTGAAGCAATATACTCATGCCATAACTCAAAAAATTGTAAAGTTCTATAATCACTATCAACATAGAATGTCATAGTAGTATCAGTAAATACTCTAGAATGAGCAAACTTTTCAACTACACCCATCCTATTACCTTCAATCTGTGCTGTAGCAAAAGAAGTTGCAGGAAGTTCAGCACTATTACACAATAAACCAAGATCTCTACTAATAAAGAAATTACTTACCAATGGTGCATTAGAAGTGATGTATTTTCTCAATCCTTGCATCATCCCAAAACCATTAAAAAATACTTCATAATGATTGGTAGTAGCAACCTTCTGAAATAGACTTAATATTTGAGATGTTCTTTTAACTCTTGGGTAACTTGGCACAATAAATACCTAAAGGGATCTTTACGACATATGGCTCGATCAGGAAGATTTATACCTTCTAATATAAAAAAGTATAGAGGGGACTATCGTAACATTATTTATCGCAGTTCCTGGGAAAGAGTGTTTATGAAGTATTGTGATAAGAATGACAACATAATTGAGTGGGGTAGTGAAGAGGTTATTATTCCTTACAGATCACCACTTGACGGTGGATTACATAGATATTTTCCTGACTTTTATATAAAAGTAAAAGATAAATCAGGAGTACCTAAGAAGTATATTATTGAAATTAAACCTAAAAGACAATGCACTGAACCAAAAATTCAGAAGACTAAAAGTAGAAAGTATGTAAGAGAAGTGATGGAGTATGCTAAGAACCAAGCAAAATGGGGTGCAGCAAGAAACTGGTGTTCTGACAGAATGATGGAGTTTAAAATACTAACGGAGGATAATCTAGGTGTCTAGACTGCAGCCAATTGTAGATGACTTTATTGGGACTGAACAACCCGATGATACAATGCTGGAAATATTAGATGCTCTACAAGATACTAAAGTTATTCTACCAGAAGAAGGTGGGTTCTATACTTTTGTATATCTACCAAAGACTCCTATGATTGAATATGATGAATTTCCTCTAATAGCATGTATGGAATTAAAACAATGGGGTATTAGGGGATTTAGTTATCACTGGAATAAAATGAGAAATTATACATGGCAAGAAGTAATTGGAGAATTCCATGAACTATCAGTTGCTGAATTAAATCATGCTAGAGAACTGTCATATGCCAAATTCAAGCTAAATACATAAAAAGTAATCAATAAATGGCAATCTCAGCTATAACAGATCTTGCTAGTAAAGCAAATCCAAAAAGATCGGAAAAAAGTGCTGGTAAGAGTAAGGGTGGAATGATGAGATATCCAATGGATATCATCGATTCTGCTACAGATTATTTTCAAATTGATATTTTAAAGTACGAACAAACTGGTAATAACCCTAATGCTGGTGTTTTTGGAACTGAAGTTGAGACTTTTAATGGACCATTCGCAAATCTAGACGATGCAATTACTACAACTACTGAAGGAGGAATTAAAGGTCTTTTTGATGGTGGTATTGATAAAGGTAATGTTAGACAAGTAAGTAATGTCCTTAAAGGTAAACCTTCTTCTGAAACAATTATATTACCAATACCATCAAATATAGAAGATAATAATGGAGTTAAATGGGGTGAAGATCAATTGAATGATCTTGCTGCATGGGGACTAGCAAAAATTGGAGGAGCAATTAATGCTAAAACTCCAACTGATATGTTAAAGCAAGGACAGGAGGCTTTAACAGAAGCATTTAATGCACCTGGATCCGCAAGAGGAACACAGGCAATTAATTATCTAAAAACAACTGCAGCAGCTACAGCAGCAAATGCTTTAAATGCCAATGTAACTACTGCAGGACTACTTGCAAGGACTACTGGTCAAATAGTAAACCAGAATGTAGAACTCCTTTTTAATGGAGTACAACTTAGAACATTTAATTTTACTTGGGATTTAGTACCAAGACATAGTAAAGAAGCAGATGTAATAAAAGATATACTTAAAACATTAAAAGTCAGAATGTCACCCAAATTATCAGGTGGTAAAACTGGATTTTTAAACTCTCCTGATTTATTCAGAATAGCATATAAAACAGGTGGAACGGATCACAAATTCCTTAATAGTTTTAAAACATGTGCTCTAAAAAGCATGAATGTTAACTATACAGGAAGTGGAACATATGCAACATATGAAGATGGAACTCCTGTTCATATGCAACTAACTCTCCAATTTACAGAGTTAAACCCAATTTACTCTGAAGATCACAAAGATACACCAGGAGTAGGATACTAATGTCATACTATTTCAGAAATGTACCTAATCTTAGGTATAAAAATCCACTAGAATCTAGTAATACTAGAGATAACTTTGTTCTTACCAAAAATCTTTTTCTAAGAACTAAACTTAGAAATGATGTTCAAGCAAGTATAACTTTCCTACAATCATATACAATTGATGATGGAGAAAGACCACAAGATACTGCTGAAACATTATACAATGATCCAACATATGACTGGATAGTATTAACAGTAGCTAATATTATTAATGTTAGAGATGAATGGCCTTTAGGTGGAAAAAATTTATATAAGTATGCACTATCCAAATATGGTAATGATAATATGAATGCTACAGCATTCTATGAAACTACAGAAGTAAAAGATGTACAAGGTAGATTAGTTCTTCCTGCAGGATTACAAGTAGATTCTACTTTTACTATTCCTCATCCAGATAATGTTGCAATTACACTTAATCCAGTTATAGGAATAAGTAATTACCTAGCAGAAACTAGAAAAAATGAAAGAAAAAGACAGATTAAAGTAATGAGACCAGATTATCTAACTACATTCCTAATGGATATGAGAAAGGAATTATCATACACCAAATCATCTCAATATGAATCTCGTGGTGTAAAGAAAGCACATAATCCTAGCGTAACTTAGGTCCACTTGCCCATCCAACTAAAACTAACCTCTCACCAGAGGTGACAGGTTCTGCTTTATGAGGGCATCTAGAATCAAAAACAATAGATGCTCCTTTTGCTTTAGGTACTTCACATTGCCTATTAACATAATCAACAATAATTAACTCTCCACCTTCATAATCCTTTGGATCAGAAAGTTGAACGCTTAAGCTTAATTTTCTCCAAACTTGCTTATTTGGAGCAATTCCATAATCACAATGCCAATTAAAATTTCCACCTACCCCATATCTAAGAATTTGAAATTCAAATAACTCTATATCAAATTCATATTTTTTATTAATAGTTTCAAATATACTTCCACCTATTGATCCTATAACACTATCAGCACAAGGACAGTGAATATCACATAATCTAAAATTTTTCTGATCTTTATAATCAGTCTGGTGAGTTTGCCACTGATCATCAGTCAAATTGGAAAGATAATCCTCTATCTCAGTAAGTGCTTCATCACTTAAACCAATAATATAAAAAGGATCCTCTTGAGAATAATTAAAATCGTCACTCATTAAATCAATGCTTCAAGTTGCGATACAGCAGTTGCGTTAGTAATTGTTGAATATGGTACTGCAGGATTTGATTTAAGGGATGCAGATGCCCCCTTCATATCTGCTATTGATTGTATGTCCACATTCTCTTTCTTTATGGAAAGATATCTTGTTTCTAAAATTTCTGTGGTAATGGTCTTAGCATCTGCTAATTCCGCAATAACATTTTTGCTTCCATGATAATACTTCCATGCAGATCTAAATGCCGTATTAGGCAATTCAGAAGCATCGATTACTGAATATTCTGATGCAGAAATGTCCTTTGAGATGATAGCATCGTCTGATAGAGTGCAATCCACTGTGGGAATTACAACTCTACACTTACCATCTGCTCCATTAAAGACAATAACTTTGTCTCTTGCCATTACTCGTCACCACGAGTAGCAGATAAGTTCTGAGCCCATGAATAAGCAATTAGAACCTTTGCTTTAGCATCTGCTTCATCCTTTGCATATACATCGGCAGTGAAGTCACCATTACTGGCATCTTCATAAGTGACGACATAATGATCTCCTTTGTACGCAGCCATTTTAATAAATTTAAGATCTATGTTTTATTTATGCTTGTAAAGCAACTTCGGTTAACCCCATAGATCCAGTATACCATCCTGTAGCAATATACTTATCACTCATAGGAGGATTGCCTCTATGTAAATGGGTATAAGAACCTGGCCAAATAACCACAGTTCCCTTTTTTGGTTTAATCTTATATTGTTGATATAAAAACTCAGTTTCTCCACCCTCTTCTACATCATTCAAGTATACCATCCAAGCAATTGCTCTAGAATTACAATTCCAATTGATATTCTCTTCATGGAATGTATGATATCCCTGCTTAGGTTCCGTTTTTTGGAGTAGAGTAAGTGAACTTATATACCTATGTTCTTGAAGATATGGATATTCGTCAACATATTTTTTAAGACATTCATTAACGAATCCATTCAATGCTTGTGCTTCTCCTGGTGAGAAAGCATCCATACAAATTTGGGTATCCTTAACATGTTTATAATTTCTAGGAACCACCTGTGGTGACCTATTAATAAACTGAACTACCCAATCACAAAGATCGGGGTCTACAGCATTTCTGTAAACCCCGATAAATTCATGTATCATTCTTCCGCTAACTGTTGGAAGTATTTTAATGCATCATCATCTGCTGAAGGTGCTGCTGCAACTGGTGCAGGTTCACGATCAACATCTTCTTCCTCTTCAACTACCTGACGAGCAGGTGCAGCACTAGTAAGTTTTAGAACTGACTCAAGACGCTTCTTAAGTTCATCATAAGACTTAAACTTATCAGCAGCGACAAGTTCTGCAAGAGAGTATTCTTTCTTCCAGACTGCCTCTAGAGCATCATCATCATCTAAAAGTGGTTCAACCTTACCGAACTCTGAACTATCATAGTTCCAGTATCCTGCAACTTTTTTGATTTTGATTTTGAAGTTTGCACCTGCCCAGAAATCAAATGGGTTGATTGCTTCTTCATCTTCAAACTCAGGTTGCATAGCACCCATGATCTTATCAAAAATCTTCTTACCGAACTTATAAAGGAATACTTGTCCTTCATTATCAGGATTAGTAGGATCCTTTACAACATAGATATTTGCAAAGTAAGAAAGCTTACGCTTTTGTTTGCGAGCAATTTCCTTATCAGAATCAACTCCACTATTCCAAAGACCAGTGTTAAATTCTGAAACTGGATCTTTCTGATTAAGAGTTGTGAGACTGTTCTCAATATACCATCCACCACCACCTTGGAAGGCGTGTGAATACATTTTTACCCAAGGAAGATCTTCTCCATTAGGTGCTGGAAGAAAACGAATAACTGCGTATCCGTTACCTGCTTTATCTACTTCAGGTTTCCAGAGACGCTCATCTCCTTTATTTGCTGAATTGGTTTTTTCAACCTCTTTAACGAGTTTGGCAGTAAGACTACCAAGGGAAGATTGCTTTTTAAGTTTTGCAAACGACATAGATTTGGCCTGTGTTAATTGGATTTGGCTTTTGTACGAGTCTATTATAAGCCGCTCATAGTGCTTTGTCAATCCCCTTGCGAACCTTATCGAGAGTCTCTCTCATGTTAGCAAAAAGGACATTACAATCAATGTTCTTGGGGAATCCCATTACTATAGCAGATTGCCGAACATTATCAGCAATTTCTTTAGCACGGGGATCATCAGACAGTTTCATGCGAGTATAAAGGACTTGCTGTTTATCTAACAGATCATCCAACATCTCTAGATGCTCAACCTGCTCTTCCAATGGAAGTGTAGGAAAATCAAAGACCTTACCATAGATCTCTTCTTGCATCTCGTTAATTGTTTCCATCTCGTCTTGAACGATATCGGAGTCAAAAAAACCTGACATAAACCCCTCTCTGAACACCACTATTTATGTGTATTATACCATAGTTGCAACTAAAATCACCCTACGGTTTTCCGCAGGACTTTGCATATAGTGCTCTCCTGTAAAGACAATAACATCGTCTTCCTCAGGGGAATATTCCTCACCTTCTACAAAGGTAGACCCACCAGAATCATCCAAATATATTACTATATTACCATGAGGAAATTGATGATCCAAATGCGGTATAGAAGATTTTATCTCTTTCTCTGGATGAACAGCATTGACAGATATACGAACAAAATTATTCATCAATACTTCATTACAATCAAGAATATTCTTTAAAATCTGAACAACACCATGTACTTCCTCAGAATTATGAACTCTAGAATAAAAATCAGATTCTGGTCTTCCTAAAAATGTATGTGTATAAAAGGGTAAATCAGTATGAGTAGAATTTTTTATATCAGGGGTTGATGCTCCATTATAATGCCATGCAAATTCAGGACTTAAAACCCACCGTTTAAAATCACAATAATCTTTAGTTTTTGGGTTGTGTAAGAGTTTTATCATAATCCAAATTTTATATTAAAACTAATACTAATTCTTTCATTATCAGTTTTATTAGTTTCTGTATTATGCTGAAGTATAGATGGCCATAATGCTATTATACCATTCTCTAAAGGAAGTCCTGCATAAGATCTTGATATTTGAGAGAATATAAAATTACAAGCATATTGCTTCTGAGGATTTGGGAACATCAAATGACCATCCTTACCATTAGTATTAAGATAATATACACCAGATATATCATACCATCCATGATCATGTAGATGTGCATATTTTCCTTTTTTAGTCTTAGTAAACCAAGAATTAGCAATTACATATGACCTTTTCTCTGTACAACCAATCTCATTTAAATAAGTTATTACATTCTTATCAATAAACTTCAAGAATTTATCTGCACCATTTTCCGATAAAATATCATCATCAAAGAAACTACCACTTTTACCCAGACTTAAATCATGAGTATCAGATGTCCAATTTGGATTTTGTGTAAAATCTAAATTATCACAAATATCACCTAATTCTTTTTGAATAGTATCAAACTCTTCTCCTTCTGCTTTATTAATATAAACAGGAATTGGGAACCAAGGATGAGTGGTCATAATGGCAATTTAGCACGAGTAGTCTTCTTCATAAAGTTTAACTGTTGTGCATCACACTTTAATTTCTCTTTAAGAGGTTTAGATATCAGTTTAGTAATAGAATCAATCTCAATACTATTCTCTTCACAAAAAAGAACAATAGCATCAATATAATTAAGTTTTTCATTCTTAACTAATTTTTCTATTTCTACCGCAAATTTTGCGGGATTCATAAACTTTTTATTTAAAGCTGATGTGAATTCATTTTCCATGTAATTGCAGGTGATAATCTAAGAATGTTTTAATGTAAGTAACGAGTAATCTCATATATTTTAACTTATCTCGTTCTTCATAAACAACACACTCACCATCCTCACATGCCATAATAATGACCAGTTTTTTAACAGGAGTGCCTGTTAGTTCATAGTACATACACGCATATGCTGCTGCTTGAACAAAATATCCATCAATCCACTCTCGTGGTTTAGGTGCTTTAGAAGTCTTAAAGTCAATGACTGCTAATTCTCCTTCATACTCTGCTATACAGTCTACTGTACCTGCAACACCCAACTCTTTACTATAAAGAGATCCCTCTAACGAATGAATATTGTCAATTTTGTTAAGGGTAGGTTTCGCAATTTTATAGAGATAATCTGATAATGGCTGAACTTTAGGAAGATTGTCATTTAACAAATAATGCTCTACTAAAGTATGCATATCAGTTCCACGAGAAGTTGCCTTACGAGTAATCTCATTAGCTTTCTTCTCACCAATCTTCTTACGCCATTTAGCGAATTTTTCTCTATTGTAGTGACTAGTTACCGAAGTAATAGATACTAATTTTAATAATTCTTCCCCATTGGGAACTTTATAGTATCTGACACCATCAACAGTTTCTCTCTCCAATGGAGGGAGTACTACTGGTACATGATTAAACATTACATAGACATTGCGTGTTTGGTAGTTAGATACTCTTTACATAAACCTGAACGGACTATATCTTCAAGACCGAATTCGATACATGAAAATGATTTCATCTGTTGCAAGATTCTCATAAAGTCAATGATACCATTTCTCTCTCTATCTCTGGTAAGGTCACTTTGAGTAGCATCACCACAGAACATGATTTTGGTATCTTCTCCAACTCTTGTTATTATACTATCTAACTCGTGAAAATTCAAGTTTTGGCATTCATCTACTATTACAATAGAACTATCAAGTGTAGTTCCCCTTATAAAAGAAGTACTCCAAAAGGAAATGGTCTCCTGCATTTTAAGGTTTCCATACAACATCTCAAAATCTGCATCAGTATTCATCTCGAACATGTATTTCACCATGTTCTTATAAGGAATCTGATATAGTGCAGACTTATCTTCATGGTCACCAGGTAGGAAACCAATCTCACGAGTGCTTACAAGAGACCTAACCATGTAGATCTTCTGATAGGGTGTCGTATGATCTAATACCTCTTTAAGAGCATTGTAGAGTGCTATAAAGGTCTTTCCTGTACCAGCACAACCATATGCAAAAAGATGTTTACCTGCTTTATAATCATCAAAAAATCTTTTCTGATTATCTGTTAATGGTTGAATATCATTTAAGAAATCACTACTAATAGGTTTCTTTCTCTTCATTTGCTTGGCAGTTAATCCAATACCAGTAACAGCATTAGCAGTTTTTCTTTTCCGTGGCATATTAGTCTAAAGTAAGTTTTTGGCGATTTTGACCTGTTTTCTGAGCTCTTCCTAAGATCTCATTCCATCCAGGTTTAGATTTTCTAAGTTTATCTTTCCACTCACCAACTTCTCCTACACCAGGCATTGTTGATGGATCAGACCAATCTCTAGTCCAATCGGGATTATCTTCAGTCCATTTACTCCATTCATGTACGCTCATTGCGACTTCTTTTTGTTCGCCAGTCTCTTTGTGAATTACAGGATAGGTAGCCATAAAACTTTACAAGGTAGTGTTATTTAGAGTGGTACTAAATTGTCTTCTTTAGTAGTTCCACTATTAGCAGGATTGCTAAGAACTATATCAAAAGCAATAGTAATCCTAGGAACATCATCTTCATGAATAGTACAATCATGAATAACCCAACTAGGGAACATAGTCATTCTACCATCAATATTATCACTAGTATATACATCATGATTAAAAGGATGGTAATAATTTGTAGAAGTATCATATGATTGAACTACAAAATTACCACTTAAATAGG